CTGGAGAGGAAAGGCAAGGCCTTCCTTCTACCTATCCCCGAGTGATGAGTCAGCTCTCGTCGCCATTGTTGACCTGGCGTCCTGGTTATTCCACTCCGTTGTCCACTCCGGACCGGGTCACGCGGCCAAAACCATTAAAGAAGCGTGTTCTAGGATTCGAGAGGAGATCTTCCTCGGACTTCATAAGTCTGAGTCCCTTTTAACGAGGTTGTTAAAAGGATCGAATCGACACTTCTTTAAAGAAGAGGTCCTCCTGCAATTGTCATATATCGGGAGGTCTCTTCCTGTGGGTAATGACCGGGTGGCCAGATCTGCAGAAGAAAAGCACTTCGCAGCGCTTACAACGCCTTTCACGACTGATCAAGTCATTCTTGATTATGCTCGTGATGTGGCCGAGGCCTGGATGAACAAGTATTTGGCGGACGAGCCTTTCGGCCCGTTCGGCTTTGAACCTTCACCCGGGGCTTGCTATGAGCTGACTCGTCGTAAGTTCGGTCTCGGGGCGTCTCTGTTAGAGACGTCATAGGATGCTGACCTATTTTAATATTTAGGTGAGCTACCTGCCGGGATCGAAGGTAGGATGACAAGGCTGAAGCAAGCGGCTGTACGCGATGCTTTATTCTGCAGGGTGGACAACACTCGCTTGCCGAAAGGTACCGTAACCACGGTAGAAGAGCGGGGTTGGAAATGTCGGGTCGTTACCAAGTCGGAGGCTGCCTTAGTATCCCTCGGACACTGTCTGAGAAAGTTCCTCTTCCGAGGACTCTCTCGAGACCATCATGTCTCCGAAGTGTTGAAAGGGCATGCCCGACGACTTGTGGACAAAATTCTGAAACCAGGGAAGCCTGGCTTCTTGTTGTCCGCAGACCTGACAACTGCAACGGACCTCCTGCCGTTGGACTTTGTGGATGCACTAGTAACCGGAATGCTTTCCGCCAAAGGTGCATCCAGGGCTTAACCGTTAATTCCCCCAAGATTCCATGGAATCCTGAGGTAGTTAACGGGCCCGTAAGTCCTAGACTGGCCGACGTTGAAACAGAATGCCACCACCTGTCGTGGGATCCTTATGGGACTTCCCACGACGTGGATTCTGCTTAATCTAACGTAGCTGGTCTGGTGCGGCCTGTCGGCAAACGAGACTCCCGCTCAAGCCTTGAAGGACAGAACCTGGTGTTCCTGCGGTGATGACCTCATAGCCCGTTGGCCACTTGACCGTATCAAACGATACAACCAGTTGGTGGTTGCGACGGGAGGTCGACCTTCTCCTGGTAAGCACTTTGTCTCCAAGACGCACGCAATCTTCACTGAAGAGATTGTGCGGGTCCGGAGAGAAAGGGTCGCTAAAACAGGAAAGAGGATTCACCGCAGTGCGGATTTCCCCGCACTGCCAGGCTCAGGTCCTTTGGTTGGAAATCTTAGGTTGGGTAAGACTATCTCTATCATCAAGAGTGTGTCTTGGCTTAACTCAATTCCTCTGAGGTCGCTTGCAACCGGGGAATCTACCACACATGGTGGAGATCCCCAGGTGCCCCTCCTCATGAGGATAGGCTAGGCCTGCGAATCCTTGCGACATTTGGGCAAGGACGGCACCATCGGTAAGGTGGTGCATGTTCTGAACCCGTCGCTTGAATTCTAAGCCCGACGGGCAGGTTTCCAACCTTTCTTGGCTCGAGAATTGGGAGGGTGTGGGTTGCCGCCAAAGACTGAACGCGATAGGCGCGCAGGAAGTTTACCACAGTGGGTGAGAAAGGGTATAGCTGGATACGTATATAGGACCAAGAAAGGTCTTAACGTGTCTCCGCTAGCGTTTTGGTCGGCAATTACCAATAATGAAGCCAAGTAATACTTGGCTCCAATTTGGGAAAGCCAGCCAAATTCGCCCCTTGCCCCATTCTTGTGGGTGAAATAATCCTGCTGCCCGGGAGCGCACGACTACAGTCGTTGGGTAAAGCTGGGTGATGGTGATCTGGCGCTTCAAGCATACTATGTTGAAGCTGCATTGTCACTGACAATCCTAGGATATACCAGGTGGGATCCAACCTCGGAACCCGCCCGTAGGCCTGGGCAGACGTCACTTCGCTGTCGCCAATTCCTTAAGAGATTTGTGCACCGAGGAGCTACGCTCCAAAGTAGCACGCCTCTCTCAAAGGTCTGTAAAGCGCTCCGCAGGTTACCGCAGCGTAGTCTTTGGCTTAAACCGGCGGATTGGTGGTAATTATTACCATCTGAGTTGAAGGCCAAGTATTCACTTGGCCTTGGGTGGCTCTCTTGACGCGGATGCGTTTGGAGAGTTCCCCGCCTAGGTGTCTCCTCGAAAGAGCGAGGCACCTAGGCC